TTGTTTTACAGAGACCAGAGTAATGCAACCAAATAACCTAACAGCGTTAGATTTTGAAGATATTAAATCTTCAATCAAGTCATACTTAAGGACTCGAACGGAGTTTAGTGATTATGATTTTGATGGGTCATCCCTATCATATTTGATTGACTTGTTAGCATATAACACTTATTACACCTCATTCAATGCTAACATGGCAATGAATGAGGCATTTTTGCCTTCTGCTACAATACGGGACAATGTTGTAAATCTTGCAAAGTTGCTTAACTATGTTCCCAGATCAATTACAGCAGCAAAAGCTTGCATAAAACTTGAATTGACCACTCAGCAGGTTAATGGTGCATATCCTACTTCAGTAACACTTAAAAAAGGACCTGTGGCATCAGGTGGTGCTTATATTTGGAATACTTTAAGTGATATTACAGTTAGCGTAAATCAAACTACTGGTGTTGCAGAATTTGATGCTGTGACTGTCTATGAGGGTAGTTTAGTTACGTTTTCTTATATCGTAAATACATTTGGAAAACAGACTTATAAAGTTCCTTCTGAGGATGCAGATATTTCAACTTTGGTTGTAAAAGTAAGACCAAACGAATCCTCCACTCAGTTTGACCTGTATAGTCGTGCAGAGACAGTTGCTACTGTAACACCCACAACTCGTTCATACTTCCTGTCTGAGACTGAAGACATGCGGTATGAGATTAGATTTGGTGATGATAGTGTTGGTAGAGCAGTAAAAGACGGTGAAGTCATTGATCTCGAGTATTTGGTTACATCTGGTAGTGATGGCAATCAAGTTTCGCTTTTTGCTTTTATCGGTAGGATTGAAGATAATACTGGTAGAGCATATGCCTCTGCAAATGTTGCTTTGACTATGAAGCAAAAGTCTCAGCAGGGTGATGGTGCAGAGAGTGTAGAATCTATTAAGTATAATGCACCGAGATATTACTCTGCACAATATAGAGCAGTAACTGCTCAAGATTATGCGATTATTACTAAAAACATTTATAGCAATGCAGATGCTGTAGTTGCTTATGGTGGAGATTCTCTCAATCCACCTGTTTACGGAAAAGTGTATATTGTTATTAAAACAAAAACAGGTTCAAATCTAAATGATGCTACCAAAAATCAAATTGCTGCTGATTTGAGACCTTATGCAATGGCATCTATTGATCCAGTTGTTGTTGACCCTGATGATATCTATATCAATGTAAAAGTATTTGCATTGTATGACACTGGATGTGGATCAAATCCATCCGAAATTGAAACTGATGTCAGTAAGTCAATTACTGATTGGGGTGTACAAACTAAGATCAATAATTTCAACTCTACTTTTAGAGCACAGCAACTTGAAAAGGCAATTACGCTCTCTAATAATTGTATTACTGATACTTCACTTCAAACAACTATTTTGAAGTATATCAAACCAAATACAAACTCAACGAACACATATTGTGTTGCTACAGGATCTAATTTATACAATAGTGCTCCTAGTAGAGATGGTGGTGATGGTGATTGTAAGAAAGAACCTGTAATTTTATCTGGAACCTTTAGAACTGCCGATAGACCTGGTGTCGATCAGCAATTTGAAGATGATGGTTATGGAAAATTAAGAACTTTCTATAATACTGGTATTCGTAAAATTTATACTAGTGATGATGCAGGAACTGTAAATTATGATACTGGTCAAGTTTGTTTTGGACCAGTTAATATTATCAGCACTGGAGGAGCAGGTCTTCCTGCAGGTGCAGTAAGTATTACTGATGACACAACAGGAATTGGTGATATTATTGATACCACTCTTCTTCCAACCGATCTGCAAATTCCAGTTCAATTTATCCCTGCTAACAATTCAACTATTCCAGCAACAACTCCTGGAACTATTATTAATATAATTACACCAACAATTACAGTTGCTCCTGTTGGCACTGTTGTACCTCCCACAATCCCTCTAAATAGTTTGACGCCAACGGATTTCAATGTAACACCTGTTGTTCTTGACATCCCAACGATTTCTAATCCTGGTTCACTCAACGATTCTAGTTGCTTTTAAAGTTAGATGAATATTAATAAGGTCTCCCAGTCTATCGCTTCTCAGTCTCCTGAGTTCCTTAAGACAGAATATCCTCTGTTTAATAAGTTTATTGAGTACTATTATAGGTCTCAGGAAAAAACTGGTTTGGGACAAAATATTGTCAATAACTTTTTACAGTATCTTGATATTGACAAACTAGATATTAATATTTTAGGTGGATCTACAAGGGTTGTAGAACCAATTACTGCAGAAAGTAATGAAATCGTTGTTGAAAGTGTTGATAGTTTTTTAGATACCAACGGATCAATTTTAATTGGTGATGAGGTAATTTATTATGAAAATACCTCTCATGCACCTAATATTGCACTGAGTCCTGGTATTTCGTATGATCAGGTAAAATTAAAGTGGACTGGACTTGCTCAAATTATTGACTTGTTCGATGGAACATCTGTTCGCTTTCCTCTTACATCACAATCTTCCCCAATTGCTGCTCCTTCGGCTCAGCATTTGATTGTTAGTCTTTATGGTGAAATTTTAATTCCTAATACAGATTATACCGTAGATGGTACTGATATTGTATTTACAACTGCTCCAAGAGCAAGAGTTACTGGAGACGATAATGTTGATACATACATCACCTTCTTGAGTGGTTTTATTGAAAATACTATTGTATCTATTGACAATATTTCTGGATCTTTTGGAGAAAATAAGACTGAATTCAAACTTACTGCTGGTGGTAATAAGTATGAACCTATTGCATCTGAATATATTTTAGCAGTCTACGATAATAGACTTCTTGTTCCCAATGTAGATTTTTACATTGATGGTGATTTATTCATATTTACTGAAGTCCCACTTAACGGAAGAATTCTTTCTTTATATTCTATTGAGGCACCAATTCCCACTTTTGGATCTGGTGCAGTTGGATATGCAAGAATTAATGATACGGGTGAACTTACATCTATCAGTATTAATGAAACTGGATCTGGATATCAATACAAATATCCTCCAAGAGTTTCTGTTCAGCATCCTGACGGTTCTGGTGCTGCTGCAAAGGCTCTTATTGATGGGATTAAAAATGTAACTTTACTTGATGGTGGAAAGGGATATAGTGATACTAATCCTCCAACCGTTGTTGTTCAATCTCCACAGAATGTAGATGCTCAAGTGCCTCAGTTAAAGGCAGTTGTCACAAATGGATCTGTTTCTAGTCTCGAAGTTGTAAATTCTGGTAGTGGTTTTACATTTGTTCCTAGAGTTACTTTTAAGCAACCAGGTGGTGCAAAACTTGGTGCTGTTACTGTTACAAATGGATCAATTACGGGAACCATTTCTGTAACAAATGGTGGACAGGGATATACAACTGTACCAAGAGTTTATGTTGATGAACCAACTGGTGCTAATCCTGTAAATGCATCTCTGCAAGCAGTTCTTACTGATGGAGTTGTTACTTCAATTAATATTTTAAATGGTGGTCAAGGTTTTGAAACTATTCCTAGGGTTGCCATTGTCGATCCTACTGGTGCTCAAGTTTTACAAACTCTAGTTGATGCTGATGGTAGAGTTGTATCTGTTGAGTTATTAGATGGTGGTAGTGGTTATGATGACGTACCTTCTGTCTACATCGTTGATAATGAGGGTAATGGAACAGGAGCAACTGCAACTGCTAATGTTTTTAATGGTAGAATTACAGATATTAACATCTCTAATTTTGGATCTGGATATTCTCCTACAAATCCACCTGAAGTTATTATTCAAAATCCCCCAGAGGCTAGATCTTCTGTAGATATTGGTTTAAATGAGGTTACTGGATTTTCTGTATCTAAACCAGGAAGAGGATATAGTAAAGCAAAATTTGAAGGTTGTGCTAGAGCAGTTAGTGGTATTGTTGAATATACAGAGAGTGGTAATGCTGTATTTTCAAATAATACTACGGCATCTGTAGCAACTGAAAATGCTGAAGTAAAATGTCTTGATGCTCTCTTTGTCAAGAGACTTCTAGATAAGTATACTGAACAGTTTCTTCCTGATGTTCCTGAACTTGACTACACTAAAATTGACGTTAGGAATGCAATTAAGTCGGTAAAAGATTTTTATTCTACAAAAGGAACATCGTTTAGCGTTGCATACCTCTTTAAACTTCTTTATGGTGAAGAGGTAACAGTTTCTTATCCAAAGGATCAAATTACCAAACCATCTGCAGCAACTTGGTCTATTGATACCATTCTTAGAGCAACTCTTGTTAGTGGTGATCCTACAAATATTAAAGATGGTCTTTTAACTCAGGAAGAAAATATTGCAGATCCAAATATCAAAGCAGCAAGTGCTTTGATTGAGAACTATATTTCAATTAAAACTTCTGATGTTGAACTTTTTGAACTTGTCTTATCTGAAGAAACCATTCAGGGAACTTTCATAGTCCCTTATAAGACAAAACTTGCAGAACCTCTTGATACAACTAATAGTATTATCACTGTAGACTCTACAATTGGTTGGCCAGAAAGAAATGGTGAGTTCATTATTGGTGGTACTGAATTGATTCAGTATAAAGAAAAATCTTTAAACCAGTTTATTGAGTGTACTCGTTCTGTAAATGGAACTGTCGAAGATTGGGATTCGGCAACAGAAATTACTTCTAACCTTCAAGTTTTTGTAAACAAAGGAACTCCACAAGAGGTAGTTTTAAATATTGTTGGTATTATTGATGCTCAACAAACAACCTTAACTGATACAGGATCTTACTACCTTTCTGGCGATAAACTTTCTGTGTCTAAATTGGGTGGTAGTTCACAAAAACCTGAATTGCAAACTTGGTTGTATAATGTCAAAAAACTTTTAACAGTTGAAAGTATTACTTTTGGTGGTGTTGATGATAGATTTGCCACAGTTACTTGTGCAAACCCTCATGGTCTTTTAGTTGGAGATCAAGTTACAATCTATGGTGCCAATCCCATTATTTACAATGGGACTTTCTTAGTAACCTCTAGAGATAACACTACGGTATTCCAATACCAACTTCCACAAACAGCAACTGTCGTACCTCAGGGCAATATTCTGGTATCAGTTGACCTTAACAAAGGTAAATCTGATAATACTGCTGTATTAAATTCTATTGGACCATATACAACGAATATTCAAAATTCGTTCTTTAATACTGATTACGTTTATGTTGCATCTACGGGTATTCCTAATTACAAAATTGGTCCTTTCCCAGGATCTGCGCTTTTACCTGGCAATCAACGTAAATTAAATAGATTTCCATTAAATCCGTCTACTATTTCAATCAAGGATAATATTGTACCAGGTCCTATTGGAACTTGGATTAATGGAACATCCGTTTGGTCATACAAATCAAGTGTCAAAAAAACATTCGGTCCAGTTACAGCAATTAATATTACTAATGCTGGTTCTGAATACGATGCTGCATCTCCTCCAAATATTACTATTTCTGGCGGCGGCGGATCTGGAGCAACTGGATCTGTAACTGTTAATGGATCTATTACAGAAATTGCTGTAAATTCTGGCGGTAGTGGTTATACTTCACCTCCTTTGATTTCAATTGTTGGTGGTGGTGGTTCTGGTGCCTCTGCAACTGCTATTGTTACCAAAGGTGTTGTTTCCAGTATCTTAGTCAATAATGGTGGTACTGGATATACATCTCAACCAAGTATTACGGTTGTTGGTGGTGGTGGATCTGGTGCAACAGCAACTGCTTCAGTTCGTGGTCCGATTCAATCCGTTTCAGTTACTGCAGGCGGAGATTCTTATACTTCAAATCCCAGTGTTACACTGAGTTCTGGTACAGGTGCTGTTGCTCAAGCAATCGTAAGTAATGGTAGAATTATTTCGATTGCTATTATTTCTGCAGGTACTGGATATACCACAGCACCAGAAGTAACTATTCAAGGTGATGGTTTTGGTGCTGTTGCTCGTGCCACTATTGATACTGATGGTGAAAATGCTGGAAGAGTTACCAATATTGAAATTATTAATCGTGGTATTAACTATACTCAGGGAACAACTTTAATTAATTTAACTTCTGCTGGTATTGGTGCAACTTTTGAACCTACTGTATTCCAGTGGACTTATAATCTAGAAGAGACTACAGCAATTGACTCAGCAAGAGGTTCTGTATTTGCTGGATTTAATAACCAATATGGTGGTGAATATGCTCATATTTCTAACCCCCAAAGGTTAAGATATATTCTTGGTGATAATTTATTTGAAAATGTCTCTGGTACTATTTTAGAGCAAGATTCTCAATTAGAGCACTCTCCTATTATTGGATGGGCATTTGATGGTAATCCTATCTACGGTCCCTATGGATACAATGATCCTACGGACCAGTCATCGAATATTACTCGTCTGAATACCTCTTATAGACTTAAGACAAATTTAGTTTATAATGAAGTTTCCAACCCAACACCAGTCAGACAGTCTGGTCCTTTATTGTCAGAAGAGGCGGCAGGTAGATTTGTTGAGGACTATGAATATAGTTTTGGATTGGGTGATCTAGATCAGTATAACGGTCGTTTTTGTAAGACCCCAGATTTTCCCGAAGGTAGATATTGCTACTTTGTCACTATTGACACAACCGAAGCAGGAAATCCAGTCTTCCCTTATGTTCTTGGTCCAAGTTTTAATTCTATTGCAGATCCTTGGAACTTAAACAAAGATGCAATTCAACAAAATATTCCAACAGGTGTTGTAAGATATCGTGATCCTTATGAAAATGTTGATATTGACGTTGACAGAGCACCCAATGCTTCTACGAATGCATTAACTCTTGAAAATGGTGATATTCTGTTATTTGAAGTAGAAGATGAAAATAGAGACGGTGTTATTAGTCAAGATGAAACCGATGACCCTGATCAGGTCTTTGAAGAGTCTCCATTACAGTTATTTGACTATTTCCCATCAGTAAGATTTGATTCCAAAGTTGATATTGAAGTTGAAACGACAACTAAGTTTGAAGATGCTTCTGTAACTGGATTTATCATTGAAGATGCTGGTAAAAATTACCAGGTTGATGATATTCTTGTCTTTGATAATGAAGATACGGATGGAACTGGTGTGTCTGCTAGAGTTTCTAGGATTACAGGTGAAACTATTACTGGATTTACTTTTGAGACTGAAGGTGATGAATTTATCGGTAAACTTACCACAAGTGTACCTCATAATATCATTGCTAATGACAATATTTTCGTCTCATACAATCCAATTATGGACGAGACAAATAAGCAGTTTGTTGTTAGACAATTTAAAGGTATTGAAGAAATTGTCATCAATCAATCTGGTTCGGGGTATGATTCCGAAATTCCTCCAACAATTATTATCGATGGTGATGGTGAATCTGCAGAGTTGAGTGCGACTGTAAGTTCTACAGGATCAATTTCTAGTGTTGATATTGTAAATGCTGGAGTTGGATATACTAAAGACCCTAGAGTCATCTTAAGTCATCCCCAAATCTTTAAAAAAGCAGATTATTACGTTGCACTAATTCAGAATGAAAACTATGTGAAAGTTAATGATGTTTTTGTCAATGATGAAAAGGATGCTTTCTTCTGCGGTAAAACTCTTGATACTAATGGCAACGAAGTTGCGTTTATTTCTAAATTCTCAGAACTTGGTGTTAAAGAGTGGGAAGAAAGATTAGAAAGTCAAGATGGAGAAACTTATACTGAATTTATCAAACTTGATGTAAATGGTGATAATATTTGGGTAGTTGGACATAACAAACCAAACTCTGCTATCCTTACTGCTTATAATCCTGATGTTATATTAGCAAAATATACTCAGTCTCTTGATGGTCTGAGTGCAACTCTTAACTTCCAAAAAGGTTATTCTGGTATTTCTGGTTCTACTAGAGCAGATAACATTACAACTGTTAAGAGATACTCGGATAGTCGTTATATTATTGGTGGATTCACTAATACAAATTCCGCTAATCCGCAAGATGCTTTTATTGCTTCTGTTGATGCTTTAGGTTCTTTTGCCGCTAAGAGAAAATTAGCATCTGCTTCTGGATCTGAAAAAATTACCGATTTGATTGTTTTAAATGACGCGGTTTATTTTGTAATGGAGACTGCATCAACTGACGGTAATGCAGACAGTAAAGTTGCTTTTGGTAAGGTTCTCGTTGGAACTTCTGTAATTTCAGTTGAGTGGATTAAAGAAATTAATAATACTGCATATTCCTTTAGAGATACCAGTTTAGTAGTTGATGAATTTGATGAATTTTATATTACATCTACATTAGCACTTAAGAGTGATAATAATACAAAAGACAGTTTTTGGGTTGGTAAATTAGATACTTCTGGAGATTTACTCTGGAACTACAGATATGTAGTCCCTTCTGGAAACTCTATTGAGTTAGCGTCTAGATCTACAATCGATATCTTTGGCGATTTAAATCTTGCTTATACCAGAACTGATACCACAACAGGATACAAGACATTTGACACTGCTAAAATTGGATATGATGGTAAACTGAAGAAGCATACAAATACAGAATTCAATAAAAATAATATTGAAGGTGTAACCGTAAATGCAATTACTGTAGATAATTCTGGTGATGTTTATGCATTCGGTCAGACTTCTTGGAATAGAAATGAAGTTGTTTGTGAATTTGCTTCTGATGCTACAGATAAAACAGGTCACTATACATTAGAAACACTCAGTGCCACTGATTCTGTTAAGTATGAAGGTGGATATGCTAAGATCTTCGGATTCAATCCTGCAGGTTCTAATTCTGCTTGGGTTAATGGTGCAATTAAGGTTCCTGGAAATGTACTTGAGGAAAAACTTGGTGACGATTGGACCATTGAGTTCATGCTCCACAAGGACGCTACAAACTCTCAGACACTCTCCCAAACTCAACAGACATTAGTTGCAATTGGAGACGCTACAGACGCTACTGGCGGTCTCTGGATGTACTATGACATTTCTAGTGGTAAATTGGAGTTGGTTGTTACCAATAACACCACTACTATTAATGCTGCTGGTGGTGCTCTTCAGTCTACACAAACTACAATGTATGCCAATAATAGTTGGCAATTTATTGGACTCAAGAAGTCTGGTAACACCTTCACTGGATATGTCAATGGTATTCAAGTTGTTACAGGCACAATTGCCAATACAGATCTTGAAGATAAGAATTTGTATTTTGGTAATATTCCTGGTAAGAGTGGTACAACAGGACAGTTCCGTTCTAATGAGCAAGGTCAATTCTACATGGATAACCTTGTAATCAAGAACAGAGCAATCACACCAGATGTTCCTTCTGATGTTACTACTATTCCACCCGTTGCATCTTATGCTTTAGCATTCTCTTGGGCTGATACTGCATGGTTTACAAGTCATACAAATCGTTATGATTATATCGATTATGTTGGTTTTGGTATCAAGTCTGATAAGAATTCTGATTCTGAAAGATTGGGTGATAAGGGTGTTCAAACAAATACAAATGTTGGATTTGCAAGAACTGCTATTACTCCAGTAACAGGATCTACATTAATTGTTACTAATACTGGTTTTGCGTTAGGTGGTGGTGGACTGCAGGCACTTGATTTTGAGGATGCTACAACTACTATGGTTGTAAATCCAACTGATGTCTCATTGGTTTACAGTAATGATGTTTGGGCTTCTAGAACCGCGACTGTACCTTCTCCTGGTTCTAAGAAACTTTCAATTAATGCTAGAGTCAAAAATCGTTATTATATGAAGACGACTTCTACGTCAAAAATTGATAATGTGCAAGAACTCACTCTTAATCAAAAATTCAATATAACTGTTGGATCTAAGTTAGTTCTTAATAATGACGCAGGCAGTTTTGTTAACAGTGGTTACGTTCTTCGTGTAGACAACACCAACAATAAAGTTTATGTCGCTGTTAATAATAATCTCTGGTCTAATGATTTAAATACTGGTCTTATTTCTACAACTAGATTTGATGAGCAAGATACCTATGGTATTACAGGTCCTCTTGTTGCAGATGTTAACGAAATTTCAGAATATAATTTCTTGAATATTGTTAATACAACTCCTGGAACATTTGATATTGATTTGAATGATTGGAATTTGAATAGAACTGCAGCTTCTGGAAGTGGTGATTTAGACAGTTTTGCTAAATTTAAACCCTTTAGTGTAGATGCATATAGCGTAAGAATTGATGAAATTTCTGGTTCTTCTTCTTTTATTACTGGATCTGTAGTTAGCATCACTGCGTCTGATATTTCTTTCAACTCTGCTAAAACAACAGCTCAAGTTACTAATCTTACTGGGGTTACTAAAATTACTCTTATTGCTACTTTAGACAAAGTATTGCAGGTAACAGCAGTTGCTAATACTGATGAAGTATATGTCATTACAGGTAATAGACATTATCTGTCCGCAGGAGATAATATTGTTGTTGATGGTAACCCAACTCGCACAGTTGGTTCTACAGCATTTGATGAATATGATGGATCTTTTGCTGTTGAAAGAGTTGTAAGCAACAGAGAATTTATTTATAAATTGGATGCTGTTGCACAGACTGATCCAGCAACAACTCCTGGTAATGTTAGCATTTTTGTTAAGTCACCTGTTCTTAAGATGTACTATGGTCACCAATATTTGTTCGACCTTAGTCACTCATCTATGGCTAATGCAAACCTATCTTTCTCTAAAGATAATCTGTATAAACTTGAATATTCGTTCAACTCTATTGAAAGAATCGGAACACCTGGAGTTACTGGTGAAGGTCAACCAACACCAACTGTTAAGTTAAAAGTTGATCGCGATGTTGTAACCAATATTTCGTATTATTTTGACCCATCTAGAACTGGAGATGATTCTCCTGTTGATCCAAATAGTTATTTGGATATTGTTGATTCTCCTTACGTTGGAACATTTACTGTTAGTGAAGTTGCTGGCGCTACTATTACCACGGGTGCAAATATTATCAAATTCCCTCTAATTAATGAACCAGAAGGAAATGCAAATGTTAATAGAGCAACATATTCCACAAGTTCTAAAAAAGCAGTTGGAACTATTTCTGATATTAGATTGATTAATTCTGGTGGATTTTATGCTAAATTACCTGTTGTAACTGGTATTCAATCGTCTAGAAAAATTGAAAGGGTTCAGATTAATGAACCTGGAACTGAATATGCTGTTGGCACATACAATAGTGTTCCTATTGGTGGAGACGGTGAGGGTGGTTTAGTTACTATTGTTGTTGCAGATGGAACTAACGCTGAGGGAGATACTATTCCTGGTCAGATTCAATCTGTATCTATCACCTCTCCTGGTAAAGGTTACACTACAGCAAATATTGATATTGAAGCTATTGATGGAATTCTTGGACCTGGATTAACTGGATCTGGTGCTGACATTGAAGTTGTCATTCCTCCATTCGGAACTGGTGCAGTTGTCTTTGCTAAAGGTGATAATGTTGGTAAGATTAAAAAACTGAAGAATAATAACTTTGGTTATGACTACACTCATGATTACACTTTACGTCCCGAGATTACATTCCCTATCAATGCTCAGTTAACTTCTACGAGTATCTTGGATAGCATCACTGTTACTGATCCTGGTTCTGGATATTCTCAAGCTCCTGCTGTTGTTATTACTGGTGGTGGAGGTTCTGGTGCTATCGCTGAGGCATCGATCAGAAATGGAAGAATTGAACAGATTGCTATTAAAGATCCTGGAGCAGGATATTCTTCTGCCCCAACAGTTTCTTTAAGATCTTCCTTCAATTATGTTGTAAACCTTGATCTTGGTCTGCTGCAGTTTGCATTCCCTCATGGAATCACGAACGGTGCTGAAGTCACTCTTAATGTAGTTGACACTGGAACGGGAACTGATTTCCCACTTGCTGCTGGTGCAATTGGTAGATTGAATGGAAATACAACATATTATGCTATTGCTGGTACAGCAAACTCTCTTGAAGATGACCAATTGAAACTTGCTATCACACCAGCAAATGCTGAATTGGGTGATGCTATTGCATTCTCTAATGCTGGAGAGGGAAGACAGCAAGTATTGACCGAATCTTTCGGTGCTGCTGCTACAGCAAACGTTATCACATCTACTTTCTTAGAAGGTGAACTTGTATATCAAGGTGATACTCTTGCAAATGCAACTGCAACTGGATATGTTTCTACTAATGAAGGTTGGCAAATCGGACCAAGAATTCTTAAGATCGTTGATTATACAGGAACTTTTGTACCGAATCAAAGTGTCACTGGCGCTATCTCGAAGTCTTCTGGTGTGATTAGTGATCTTAAGATTGCTAAAGGTGTTTTGGAAGTTGGACCCATCACTAAAACAACTGGTCAATTTATTGATGATGTTGGCAAACCTTCCGAAATCATTCAGAAAATTCAAGACTCTTATTATTATCAAGACTTCTCTTATGCGGTTAAGTCTTCTGTATCTATTGATGACTGGAAAGATATTCTTATTAAGAATGTTCACCCTGCATCATTTAAGGTATTTGGTGAACTCAATTTGGAAGAATATGGATATACAGCTAACAAGGAGATTGATTTTGAACTTACAAAGTCGGTAGAACTTGCTAGAGACGCAACTGTTCCTAATATTCAAAGTTTTGCTCTTGCAGAACCAATTTACAGCGAGTTTAATAACACAGAAGTTCTCTTCCGTCAAAAGCGTCTGACTTCTTCGGAGAACATTCTAACTTCTGTTGTTCAAAGACTTGATAATATCTCAAATCTTTTTGATGGTGAAAGGACTCAATTCCCAATTACAGTTAATGGTGAGAACGTAATTGCAAACGCAAACCAGATGTTGATTGTTCTTAATGGCGTTGCTCAAACACCAGATACTGCGTTTGAAGTTCAAGGAGATTCTATTGTATTTGCTGAACCTCCTCAACCACCTGCAAGTGTCAAGTATGTCAATATTGGCATCTCTCAGGTAGCAACTAAGACATTGAGATTCCCTCCTAATAGTGGTATTTTCCCGAGTATTGGTAATACCTTAGTTGGTGTATCTTCTACTGCAAGATTAACCGTAACCTCTATTGCAGGTGAGACTATTACTGGTTTTGTTACTCAAGGAACATTTATTCTTAATGAACAATGTCAAGTTAGTGCCACTGGATTCTCTGGAGCACTTTTAGAGATCACAGATGTTACCAGTAATGGTTTATTTGGATTTAACGAAACTGTTACTAATCTCTCTGGAGATACTGCAATTGTCGAATCCATCAACCTTGAAACAGGTCAGGAAACTCCTATTGCTGAATTGCGTTATAGTATTGGTGCTGCTTCAACAAATATTGAAGTTGTTTCAACAACATCGTCTACTGATGCTCCCGTCCCCGCAGGAACATTTACTACAGGTGAAAATTATCAAATCGCTAGCGAAATCTTTAGAGTTGATTCAGTTACAAATGGAACAGATTCGACCGTACTTGTAGTAACAAGAGGACAACTCGGAACAACGACAATTTCTCATCAAGAGGATACTCCACTGTATTCTACTGAGATTGAAGTTACTAATGCATTGACACTTAGTAAAACCACTGGTACATATCAATCTACACCTGGTCTTTTCAATATTCAAACTGATGATACTATTATTGGTGCTCAGTCTGGTGTTGTTGCTAGAGTCACATCTACTAGTGCATATCAAGATCCAGAAACATTAGAATTTATTGAGCAGGTCAATATTTCATCTGGTTCATCTTTCTTTGGTCTTCTCTTCAACAGATTAACCTCAGTCACTTATCCAAATGTCATTCTTGACGATATTTCTAAGTCTCAAGTAAGTATTGTTGATTTTGATGATAATCTGACTGCATTTGATTCCAAGTTCCCTGCTAACGAGTCGGTTAGTAATAACATCTTGACTTATGATAACCCTAGCGGTGATTTTGATGATAACGAGTTTATTCGCAATTATAAAATCCGTTATGGTAGCAACAGTGCAGAATTTAGTGTAGGGGAAAACTTTAATATTAAGAAACTTACTCTTACTGATGAAGTTGGTAATGGATTCTTTGCTCAGGGTCAAATTATTAGAACTCGTGATACCAAAGCAGAAATTATTGGTTATAGTCAGGCAAGAAAGACTATCTACTTAGGGAAGGTTGGTAGAACTCAATCGACTGGTCAGGACTATCACACTGCAACATTTGTTGCTGGTGCGTCACTTAACACATACCACAAGAAATTTGGTGCTAGTGCTTTAGCACTTTCTCCTGGAACATCAGCACATACCTTTGTAAGTGGTGTTACCAATGCAATTGTTGCTGGTGGTGGTGCTACAGGATCATTTACTGCTGCTACAGGCACCACATACAACCCATTCACGGGTGATATGGTAATTGAGATTGGTACTCATACCCTTACCACATCAAATACAGTAACTATCGCTGATGATGGCGTGGTATTTACTTGTGCTCAAGATAATAACACATCACAGAAAGCGTATCCTCGCTCTACTGATCCCGCATCAGGTAGTGCTCGTAATATTACTGCAGTAACTGGAACTACAATCACTGTAAATGTTGGTGCAGTTCCCATTGATGAATATCTGACTATTCCAACTTCTACTGAGTTTGGATTTGGTGCTGGAACCTTTACTATTGAAACTTGGATCAAACTCAATAGTGTTGCTGCTGGCAGTAAAACTGTCTTTGATATGAGATCTGCTGCGACTGAACTTGCTCCTTATCTGTATGTTGATGGTGCAAATCTCAAGTATTACAATAATGGATCTGTCACAATCACTGGTGCAACAAATCTGGTAGTTGATACTTGGTATCACGTTGCTATCTCTAGAAATGGCACTGACACCAAGTTGTTCTTAAATGGTACACAAGAGGGTAGTACATACTCAGATTCCAGTAATTATGGTTCTACAAAACCAATTAGAATTGGTGCTGATTATGCAGGTTCTGCTGTTACCACTGGATACTTTGATGATTTCAGAGTTTCTACTAATGCTCGATATACAGCAAACTTCACCGCTCCCACAGGCATGTTCCATGGTGATGCAAATACCAAACTCCTCTTCCACTTTGATGGTACATATGGTCAAACATATACACAAGATTGGTCTGGTGGTGAGTCGTTTACTGATGGTGAAGAATTTAATAATGATGCTATTGCAGAGACCTCTAGACAAT